TTGCTGTAGCAATAAATACCTGAGCGTTTTCGTAATACTGATATGCTGATGTTTGTAGTAATGCCATTATCTAGTTATTTCAAGTTGTATTTTCTTTTGTTCTTCTTGCCCTGCTATTTGTATTAGCGTGGGATCTTTTACAATTACACCTGCATGCGCAAGTATTTTTATAACTAAATTAACTTGTTCAGATTTATGCAATTCAAAATCATAAGCATTTCCTGGCTGGAATTCATAAGCATTATTAGCTGTTCTTGTAAAACTCCATTTAGGTTGTTGTGGAATTTTAACGTAATCTATCTGTGCCGATGTTAATGTAGTTGGTAAAAATTTTATATTGGTATCTATTGTAGAGGTAGCAGTCGTTTCTTGATTGCTAGTGTTAGCAGATAACGACTCCAAATAATATACCGGATAGTCTAAACTAGGTTTAGTTAATTTTGAAGCATTTATATATGATAACTCAGATTTTTTAACTTCTTGTAGGTTAATTGTTCTGCTTCCTGATGTTATATTTATAATTCTATATAAGTCAACAGGTAATGTAGATGACCCATTGCTTATACTTAATGTAGCTTCTTTAGATAGTATATCTATCTTTTCTTTTATGTTTCTTGGCAAATCTCCATACTCATCGTTTACAACAAAACTTTTTTTCCTGTTCATTGCTCTATTATAATCAAAGAATGATTTTTCAAGTAAGTCTAATTGCACTTGTGCACCGATTTTATTAAATTGATCAGGTGTCAAATATCCTCTACCTTCTTTGTTCATTATAGAAAGTACGGTTCTATATACTGCATTTACTGATATTGCCATAATATTTTTTTATATAATGATTAAGCCGCCGTAGCGGCTCAACCACTACTGACTTATTTTAGTCTTTTTTCAATTGTTTGGTAAACTTCAACACCTTCATCCGTTTTAAACCAAGCAGCTAATGCTGAATATGGATTTTCATCGAATGGAACTGTTATAAGTTTTCTACCTGTTGATCCCCAAGTAAATGTTCTTTGGTCGTCAGATAATTTAATAATATGATTTTCTGCGGCTTTTATACCTAGATTTCTAATACTAATGTTTTCATCTTCCGCTAATTCTAAGAACAATTCTGGATTGTTTCTAGCAAATAGTAATAAATCTCTTTTAAGTTCCTTAGAAGTCATCGTAGATACCTTAGATCCCAATTCTGACCTCAATATTGCTTCTGCATGATCAGGTTCAATTGTTTGTGCAGCTGTTAAAGCTGTAATTTCTAATTGTAAATAATCTAATTCATTTTCCGCAACTTTAACTGCGTCATATTCTTGGAAAGATAAACCATTTTTTGGATGTACTGCAAGAAATTTTTGTAATGTTTGTTTTTCTTTTGGTACAAAAAGTTTACCATTTCTAAAAGCAATATGACTTAATCTTTGAGAACCTTTCATTTCATCTACAAATATTGTTTTTTGATTTTCACAATATTTAACTTCTCTTTCATAGCCAAGCTTATCATCAAAATGTAAAAAGCCTCTACTATTTAATATATACGTGATAGGTGTATCATTAATTGTTAATTCATATAACCTATCTTTGTATTCTATTTTTTCTTTTTGTTTTTGTTTTGGTGGGGCAACCACTTGCGGTTCCTCAACAGCCACCTCTGCTATTTTCTTTTTTGCCATAATATAATATAATAAAAGTTTAAAATAAAGGCATTGGGTGCCGAAGCACCCGTACCTTTAATAGATATTAAGAATCAAATCTAATGAAGTTGTTTGCAGCTTGTACTACTAAACATCTTTCAGATAGATAATGAATTTCCATTTTATCAACTCCAGAAGCAGTTGCACCACCTACTGAACCTGTAACCCAAGTTTTCATCTTTCTATCATCAGCTTGAGAAGCTCTATATCTTACGTGTAAGAATGGTCTTCTAACATTTGATGCTAATACTTGATCATAAACTGAGCTACTACCAGCTGGTAATAACACTCCTTTTAAACCTCCAGTTAAACCTCTTGTAGATTTATCATTAAGATATTTCCAGTCAGTTTTATAGAAGTCATAAGAACCTCTTCTGAAACCAGAGAAGCCAAGATTAAGCGCCATATCTTCAGAGTTGTTAAATACACCGTAAGATGTACCACCTGAATAGTATGCGTTTAAGCTCGCTAATAAATCATCCATTACGATGTTAGCGTCTCTATCTAAGAATAACATGTTTTCTTCAATAGCTCCTTGCTTATCTAATTCTTTTAACAAGTCATCAAATTCACCGATCTCAGGAGATGCGTTGAACTGTTGAGTTGCTACAATACCTCTTGAACCAATAGCTGAAAGTAAACCTTCAGATCCATCAGGAATATCAGAATCAGCGTTTGAAGCAGATTTTTCAGCTTCAACCATTGCCATTTCCATATACTCTTCAAATCTAACGTTTGTATCACCACTAGCTTTTAAGTACCATAAATAACCTCCTTGTCCGCTTTCACCAGTTACTTCAACCCAGCCGATTTGTGCTGTGTCAGAACCATTGATTTCAAAGTGATCTTTAAGAATCATTGGCTTGTTAGTGAAAGTTTTAAAGCTAGGCTCAACCGATTCAGTCATTGAGTCAGTTCCTTTTTTGAATTCAGAACCGTAAACAAATAACTTAATAGTTTGATTTGAGTCATCTGTAATACCAGATAAGTGTCCAATTACATCATTACCATAAGGTACGATAATTGGGTTTGTACCTACTGATTTTACAAAACCTTTAAATACTACACCTTCAACTTCACATACAACTGTATTACCAATTCTTAACGAATGTGCAATATCAGAACCACCTGTGTTGTCAATATCTTTAATTTGAGATAATGATCCAGTAGCAGTTGCTACAGTTGCTTGATAAGCGATGTGTAATCTTCCTTGCTCAGACCAAATAATTTGATCAGATTGTAATGGTGCTTCTGCACCTGCCATTTTTAAGAATCCAGCTACGGTTCTATTACCGTATCTTTCAACTTCTTTTTCATACAGCTCTGGTAAAAATTGTTTAGCCCATCCATCATTTTGTATATCTAAATAACTACCTGCAGTAGTCATTTTTTGTACATTTGGACTTACTAAACTACTAGCACCAGGTCCTGTAAATACATTATTGTTTGCCATTTTAAATTAATTTTTTAGTTTAATAATTTTTCAGTTTTAATTTTGCTCCCGAAAGATTATCACCTGAAATAACTTTCACTTTCATTCCACCGGCATCAACAAACCCATCTGCGGTTTTACGCGGATTCATGTTGATATTTTTAGCGTCTGCTGTTATTTGTTTAACTGCATCAGCTTTACCTTGTTGATAAAAATGATTTGCTATAGAGTCAGGATTTGAAGCAGCAAATAAAGCTTTATGAAAATCACTTGCATTTGTTAATAATTGATTTTTATCAACGTATTTATCAAAGACACTTGATAAATTCTGCGGTTTCACTTTGCTTACATCTTTAACATTAAACCTGTACTTCTTTTCTCCAACATTGAAATTAAAACCTTTAAAATCTTTGTTGAACAACTTGTTAGTTTCTTGTTTAAAATGATTTGATTGCTTCTCTAATAATTCGTCAGCCTGCTTTTGCTCATTATTATAACGATTGAAAAATTCTATTGCTTTTTGCTGTTCAGGTAGTAACTTAGAGCCCAACTTGATCTCATCGTAATACTTATCCTTCAACTGTGTCAAAAAGCCTTTAGCTTTTGCAATCGCTTCTTTATAAGCTAATTTTTTTCTTTTTATTGTTCTTTCCTCGTCTATTTCTTCGTCATATGAAAATTCATCTTCCACAAGGAATTGTATTTCATCATAACTAAGATGAGGTTTAGTTTGTTTGTAATATTCAGTTAACAATGTGTTATCATCTACATTACTATAATCTGCGTTTAATCTAACGTAATCTTCTAAACTACCGCCAGTTTCATTCATAAAGTCTACAACTTTTTGAATATTTTCTGGTAAAGGTTGCGCGGTTGATTGTGCCTCTTCTATTGCTTCTTCAACTTCTTCTTGTAACTCTTCAACCTTTTCTTCAACTTCTTCGTCTGTAATTTCTTCTAAAACTACTTCTTCTTCTTCGCGTACTCCTTGCAGTTCCACTTCGGCTTCTTGCCCAGCTTCTTCATCTTCGCCGCTTCCGCGTAGCACGCCATCTTCTGTTTTTTGTTCTTGAACGGCATCTTGTTCTTGTTTAGGTGGTTTACTTAAATCTACTTTGTACATGTCAGTCTCTTTGTCATACTGAGAATCTTTCTGTACTTCTTGTTCTTTTTCGGCTGGAGTCTTCACTTCGTCTTCCAACACTTTTGCTTTAATTTCTGCCATAATAAAATATTATATAATTATTTAAAAATTTATCTTGGATCAAATTGCTCTAATCCAAATCCACCTAAGTTATCCATACCTGCGGATTCAAAGTTTTTAGGTGGTTTACCAGTTTTTCTCTGGTCTATTAATTCACTTTGTTGAGAAGCTTGAATTTTTGTTCGCTCATCTTTACGATCTTCCTTCATCTTCTCTTTATCATTAATTACATTTGATTCAGCTTCTTTAAGCTGTATATTTAAATCAAATTCAAATTGCATTAATTCTTTTTTAATTGCTGCTTCTCTTTCTAATTTTTGTATATCAAATTGAGATTGTGCTTGTGCAATTTGTACTTTACTTTCTGCAATACCTTGTTGCTTTTGAACTTCTGCTTGAGCTGCTGCTTGTGATGATTGAGCGTTAGCTTCAGATTGTGATTGAATATTTTGTTGTGCTATTTGCTGATCAAGTTGTTGTTTTCTTTTTCTTCTTACTTTTAATAATTGATTAGCAAGTTTTAAATTTCTAACTTCTCTAACATCAATTGCGTCTTCAAGATTTATTTGTTGTTGTTGAATAGCCATTTGAATATTGTTTTCAAGAAGTTGTTTTTCTTCTGCATCCGGTGTTAATTCTAAAAATATTCCAAAGTCGTGTGTATGTAACTCTGTAATTTCATTTAAGTTACCTACATTAAACTTACCTAGGGATTGCATGAATTGGTTATTTGTATTTGAGTATTCTAATACATCAGCTATTCTTAATGATACAGCTTCAGCGGTTTTTAAAGTTAAATACAAACCACCTTGTAATATATGTCGTGTTGCTGTATTACTATTAGCTGCTGCTATTTTTTGTAAACCAACTAAAGAATTTTTATCAGGGCTGCTACCATCTCTTGCTTCATTTAACCCTGTAACATCTCGCATCATTTGTAAATAATAATTGTAAGATTGTATTAAGCTTGCAATTTTATTATTACCACCTCCTGTACGTAATTCTTGAATAGGTATTCTACCTGGGTTCATATCACCGTCTTGCGTCATTGATCTTCCTATAACAGAACCAGTTTGGAAATACATATTCAATGCTTCCTGCGGATTGTAATTTGTACCATTACCTAAATCCACTTCAGCAAGGCCGTCCGCATCTAAATACACACCGTCTGGTACAAGCCTGGAAAGAACTTGTTGTAATTTTAAATGCGTTATTTGAATCATGTCTGCAAAAGATGTCATTCTGCCAACTAAAGATTCAGGCTTTCCTTTATATATTCTTGGAGCTACTATATTGTAACTCATTTGTACTTTTGTAATATCGGACTTAGGGCGTGTCATATTAACACACTTTTTCCATTTTAATAATTTTTCGTGTCCAACTATTTTTGTTCCTTCATATAAAACCTCTATTGACCTACTTACTCTTTCAAATCTAGGTTCGCTTGAAGGAGGTGGATTGAATGCGTCTGTTTTTTCAATTGCTTTATCACCACCTGTTGCACCTTCTTTAATTTTATATACTTGATCTTCAAAAGTTTTATATTCAAAATGTAATACATAAACGTAATTAGCATCAATACTATCTGCTGAGCTAAACTTTCTACCTAGCATATTACTTCCTGAACCGTACTGCTCTAATTTTTTAATGTCATCATTAGTTAATTCAGGAAATTGTTTTTTAAGTTCTGCTATAGTTAATTTTCTTACTTCACCTACATAATATAAATCATCAAAGTATGGTGATTCTGTATAAGAATAAACTAAATCAGAAGGGTCTACATATTCTAATTTAATTCCTTCTGCTGTATTAAAACTATTTTTAACACAAGATATACCTAATACAGTTGTGTCATAATCTAATCTTTTCTTAAGTAAATGATATTTATTTAAATCAAATACATTTGCTAAAGCTTGTTCTTGCGCAATTTCTATACTCTGTTTATAGTTTAATTGCATGTGTAATTCTAGCTCTTCGTCAGATTCAGGTAAATTGTTTGGGTCATTATTAAACGTATCTAATCCTGTCTGAGCTTCTACGTTTTGTTTAAATTCAAACAAACGCATATCTTCTAAATATCCTTTAACATATTCTGTTCTTGCTTCCGACGCAACACTATCAACTGAATATGCTTTTAAATTATATGTTCTTTCCTGTATACCGTTTACAACTATATCTACAAACTTAGGTATAATAGGAACGGGCTTCCAGTCTAAATTAAGATATGATAAATCACCATTAATTGATAATTCGTTTTTATATTTATCTACACTCTGTTCGCCTCTTGCATATAATCTTAATCTATGAAAATTATCTCTATTAGCAAAGTAACGTGTATCTGACCCGTCTTTTCTAAACCATTCTGCCTCTATAGCATTACCGATCTGTAAACCATATTGTTCACTAGCTTTCTCAGCGCCGCTTACAGCTTGACTTGGAAAAATACCTTTTTTAATTATCTTAGCCATTTATTGTATTATTTTTGAAATATCGCCTTTATTGTTATATTTAGCAAAGCTAAAGTTAACTTTATCTTTTAATTGCACCATAGCTTTTGGTGTATACAAATTTTTATTACATGCCATAATTGCTAAACCTGAACTTATT